GTTGGAGATAATGTTACTTGAGCATACTGTGAGTGAGGCGAGGCAGTAGTTCCTTGGAAGCCACGTCCAAATCCTGGCACTACGTTAAGTTGATTGTTAGCCTTATCAAAGGAATCAATCCAGATAAGTTCATCATCAATTTCAATAAGACCTTTGGCTAGGTTAGAAGATGAGCCAACAGCAATTTGAGTGCTAGTAGTAGATAGACCAGCAGGGTTATTTACATAGGTAATACGGTCTTGACGTAGTGAGTAACCTTGTAGGTTAGCCTTTACTTCGTCTACCAGTTCGTTCAGTGTTGGCATTATTTCCTCTCATACCAGCCATCTCCCCATAGAGTTAGCAGTCGTGCAAAGTATTGCTCGTATTGTGGTGCGATAGCATCTAACGAATAGAGAGATACTGCTCGCTTATGTATTGCTACTGGGTCTAAGTCTTTAACCCACTCTGTAGCTACTGCAAACTCCATTGCATTTCTGCAACGATATCCAGTAACACCTTGTGGATTAGTCTCTGTAAACGCACCCCAGTCTGTGGTAATCGTTGGAGTACCACAGGCTTGTGCTTCGATAACAACGTTACCGAAAGGTTCTATATAGAGCGTTGGAGCAAATAGGGCAATAGCACCACCCATTAACTTTGCTCGTTCTTCTGCTCCTACTGGTCCTACCCATTCGCCGTATTCAATCTTAGGATCTTTGCCAGGACCTGCCATAATCAGCTTGAGTCCTAGTTCCTTGCATACGTGCTGAGCAACAATTAAACCTTTTCGATCTACCATACGTCCAACGTATAGGTAGTAATCTTCCTTCTTCTCTTGCAATGGGAACATCTCAGGTTCTAAGTAACCTGGAATTACCGCATCATAGAAGTTACCATCTACTGTCGTTGGGTTCTTGAACATTGCATAAATGCTATGCATCCAAGCGTATGACTCAAAGACTTTGTACTTGCTAAAGACTCCACCATAGCCAACACCAAACTCTACTGTTATGTGGTTTGGGTAAGCATCTGCGATAGGCTTCTGACTTGCACCACCAATAACGCAGATAAAATCTTTCTGCTCTAGGCGCTTTTCAAGTTCCTTGATGGCATTACCATTAAAGATCTGCCAGTGTGGTAATTCATTATTAAACTCAGCTTCGGTAAAGTGTTTACCATCTAGTGCTTCTTCGCGTTGCTTGTTTGTGATACAAGTAATTAACTCATCACACGGCGCTTCGTTTTCTTCACCAGCATAGAGATAGACCGTGTGGCCTAACCCTTTCATCATTATACAGAATCGGCGTACCTTCTCTGTATAGGCGCAGTTGACATAATCTTTGGTTGTCTGCGTGTGAGGCAGACTCATAACGTGGAATCTCATAGCCAGATTCTACCATTTATCCCTTGGTTATTCTGCAGTTTTTCTTAACCAAATTTGGTAACCATTTTCAATAATGGTTGACTTGTCTTTGACGCTTTCGACAAAAGCATCGTGCGCCTCTTTTGATTCTTCAGTAAATAAAACGTCATCTAATGCCATAACTCCACCGACTTTAAGCAGAGGCCAGGATAGTCTCGTATCCGATTCAATAGCTTCTGCAGAGTAGTAACAGTCAACGTAAATGAAATCAAAAAGTTGGTCTTGGTTATTCTCTAGCCAAACCTTGCTGTCGCTTTTTACTTTTATAATCTTGTCAGCATAAGGTGCTGTTCGCTCATCAAAATACTGTTCTACTTTTGGAATATCCCAGATATCAAGGCAGGTTATTGTGGAGTTCTCACCAGTTAGATAATTTTTTACTTGCTCAATTGCACTTGTGCCAACCCAAGAACCAATTTCTAAAAACTTTAGATTAGGCTTGTCAATAAATTCAATCATATTTCTATCAAAGAACTCTTTTGCTCCCATACGATAGAACCAATTTCGAGGATACTCAGGGTCAATTTCTTCCCACAGCAAAGTTGATTCATCTAATTGCCATTCACCATCTACTGGTTTTTTGTGCATAAATGCATCACGGATTGAATCATAGATCATTCCTTCTGCTGCATAATTAAACCGAAAGTTTTTATTATATGATGTTTGAATCCAAGTACCACCTAAAAGATTGACACAGAAGTCAATACCTTTTTGTTCAGACTCGTTTCCATTCTCATCCAACAACTCGTTATTGTGTACAACAATTACCTGTTTGACCGTATTAGTCTCATCTAGTTCTGCAAAGTGTGCCATTAGAAAGTTATACTCCCGCTTCCAGAATAACGATAATACCTATAAGTAGCACCAACTAATATAGAAGGTGAGCCAGTTGTTGCTGCTGCGGTTACGGCAACAGGAACTCTTATGAATACATTCCCACTACCACCATTGCCACCTGCTACTGTTAGAGCAGTATAGATACCAGTTGGTGTAGCGCCAGCACCTCCACCATTGCCACTACCGCTATTACCAGCCTGTCCAACGCCATTTGGGTATGCCCCACCATTACCGCCAGCACCGCCTGGGATGCCACCACCTTGTCCTGGTCCGTCACTATTATATGATCCTCCACCGCCACCACCGCTTGAGTTAGTACCTTGGCCATCAATATCACTAGCACCAAAACCGCCGTAACCACCCTTACTACCATTTGTTCCGTAACTTAAACCTGGGTCGGTATAGCCTCCACCACCATTACTATAATATACAGTGGCATTAGTAGCGCCGTTTTGCCCCTGTGAACCTGTACCCGCTGTAGGGTATCCTCCGCCGCCACACGCGCCATTTTTTCCTGCAAGAGCACCGCCAGTTCCATCACCACCACCGCCTCCGCCGCCAAGACGAGAAACGCTAACGCCTGTTCCAGTAAGCGTTGTTGAAGCACCATTTGTATTTTGACCACCGCCAGCGCCAACTGTAATAGTATAACTGACACCTACTGAGAAATCTACGGTACCAGTAATGTAACCGCCACCACCACCACCGTGACCTGCATAGGATGCACCGTAATATCCATCATTACGACGAGCAGCACCGCCACCACCACCACCGCCTGCTACTTGATAGAAGACGCTTTGAGCAGGAGCAACAGGAGTTATAGAGTTAGATGCAGATGAAGCAGATGATGTTCCGTTTGCGTTAGTTGCAGTAACAGTAAATGTGTATGCCGTTCCATTGGTTAGACTTGAAACTGTAATTGGGCTTGCGCCTGTTCCAGTAAATGAACCAGGTGAAGATGTTGCTGTATACGCAGTGACAGTTTTTCCACCAGTTGCTCCTGCTGTATATGCAACAGTCGCGCTTCCATTACCAGCAGTAGCAGTTCCAATTGTTGGAGCTTGTGGAATTGTTGTGGCAACGATGCTGTTAGATGCACTAGAAGCCGCACTTGCACCAATTGAGTTAGTAGCAGTTACGGTAAACGAATAAGATGTATTTGATGCAAGACCAGTAACAGTCAATGGTGAAGAAGCACCAGATGCTGTAAACCCACCAGGGCTGGATGTAGCTGTATAAGATGTAATAGGAAATTTACCGTTAAATGTTGGAGCAGTAAAAGTTACTGTTGCCGCACCATTGTTGTATGCACGACTTGTACCAACATCGGTTGCTGTACCGATAGTGGGTGCATTAGGGACAGTTTTCACTGCCGACGGATTCATTCCAGTAATACGCATTAGGCGCTCAGATCTCCCAGTGCTACCCAAGTATCAGTAGCTCTCTTAACTAGAGTACACCCTGACCATTGAGCACGAAGCTTCAATCCAGGAGTTCCGTTAATAGTTACGCCACCTGTAGGGTTGATAGTAGTTTGTCCAGCACCAGTTTGAAGAATGTTGATCTGAGTTCCAACGGCAAATGCCACTGAAGAGTTCAATGGGACTGTAAGGTTGTTCGCAGACGCATTGCTAATTTCAACTAACTTGCTTGCATCGCCAAGAACTAATGTATATGAAACAGTCTGAGAGTTGATGGCAAGTCCTGGATCACCAGATGGACCAGTCGAACCAGTCGGACCTGTTGAACCAGTAGCACCGACTGGACCAGTCGCACCCGTAGGACCTGTAGCACCTACTGCACCTGCTGGACCCGTAGGGCCAGCAACTGTTGAGTCTGCGCCAGTAGCACCTACAGGGCCTGTTGCCCCAGTTACTCCAACACTTCCAGTTGCACCAATAGGTCCAGTAGGACCAGTTGCTCCAACAGGACCTGTTGAACCTGCTGGTCCTGTAGAACCAGTAGGGCCTGTAGCACCAATGGGACCTGTAGGTCCGACGACACCTGCACTGACAATAGCCAAGAAAATTTGATGATTGTTAGCAAAACCTGTAGTGCCAGTACCACCAGAACTTAATAAAGTTACTGGGGCTATAATATAACTGTTGCTAAAGATAGTAATCGCAGAGTTAACTTCCCACTTTTGGTAGTTATTAGAATCATTTCTATCTTGAATAACAAGGATATCTCCTACATTGAGTATTTCTAAAAAGATATCAATATCGATGTTGTCAGCGTCAAGATGGTCAATGTTAATTTGTGTAGCAGAAGTCTGAGTTGCATTGTTCCATAGCAAAAATCCGCTGCCAGGCTTACCGCTTGTAGCAGTAGTTTTGGCTTTATAGTTATAGAAACTAGAAGACTGACCATTTGCTCCAGTAGGTCCTGTAGGGCCTGTAGCGCCCGTAGCGCCTGGTACAGTGCTTGCTGCACCTGTTGGTCCAGTAGCACCAGCAGGTCCCGTTGCACCTGTATTTCCTGTTACGCCTATCGGACCAGTTGCACCTACTGGACCCGTGGCACCAATTGGTCCAGTCGGTCCGACGCTTCCTGTAACTCCTTGAGGTCCAGTTGCACCTGTAACTCCCGTTGCGCCCGTAACGCCTGTAGGTCCTGTGTTACCCGTGGCTCCGATAGGACCCGTGGCACCCGTCGCGCCAATCGGTCCAGTAATTCCCACATTTCCTGTTGCTCCCGTCGGACCAGTGGCACCAGTGACACCTTGTACACCTGTCGCACCTGTTGATCCAGTTGCTCCCGCAGGACCAGTTGGCCCTGTTGGTCCAGTGCTGCCTCCAGCACCTTGTGGGCCTTGATTCTGCGAAAATTCTACTGCTACTTGTGGCGTAATAGATTCAATAACAATTATTGTGCTCACGTTGTCACCGCCCCTGTCACGATAAATTTACCTTCAAGTATGCGTGTGATTACGCTACCTGAGTCTACTACCAAGTCATATGAATAACGGCTGGCAGCGATAGCTGCTGTAGTTGCTGCATCGATAGTTACTGTAATTCGACCATTAGGTCCATCAACGGCAATGCGTCCATTGGTATTAGTTGCTACTACAGTTGTAGTAGAGGCACCAACGAATGGGCGTACTGTCATAGTAACGTCATAGTTTGTTAGATTCCAAGCAGTATTGTTGTTGAGAATCTGAAACTGAAAATTAAATGTTGTTGCTTGGTCACAGACCAAGTTATATTTAGCACTCAAGATGACACCGCTCTGAGAGCTTGCGCTGCAGGTAGTTGAAAAGTACCAGCGATGAGGTTGCATACGCCGTTGTAATCAAGACGATTAGTAGTAGTCGTACCCGCAATCGCATTTAGAACTCCCACTGTGTCTGTTAAGTTTGTTGATACTGAACGTTGCGCTGCCCATTGCTTTGCAGCAAGGG